TATATAAGGGTGTGCAGATAGATGATCCATTAGATTCGGCAACAGAAGTAATTAATTTATCAATTAAGGAAACAAACATAGGTGGTGAGGCGTATAAACCTTTACTACTAAATGTTCCATCTATTAAGTCTTCTGCTGATATTATAAATACAAAATACACTATATCAACTGTTTCTTTATCTATATCTAATAATCAATACAAAGGCAAAATATTTAGTGATGATGTACAATCTTTATTAAATTCTGTTGTACAGGTATATTATTCTGCTAATGGTATAGATATTTTAAATGATTGTTTGCTTGTATATACAGGTACAATAAGGCGTTACTCGCAATCGGCAGAAACTTTAAGTCTTACTTTAGAAGATTTAACACAACAAAAATTATCGACACAAATACCATCTACTACATTACAAGATGAAAACTTATATACTGATGAACAAATTGGAAAACCTTATCCTATGGTATATGGCTATGTAGACAAAAGTCCAACAGTTATAAACAAATTAAACGACATAGAATTAGATAAACCTAGTAAAGAATTATTTGATGTATGGAACGCTGCTAACAAAGTATCATTTAAAAATCCATATATAGACAGCCAACACGTTTTGATAGTCCATAATTGGTTAAATGAAAATGCAAGTCTATCTGTGTATAATAATGGTTATATGCCTATTATGGAAGAATTAGCAAAGAAATTTGGTTCAAGAGAATATCCTAATTTAGAAACTACAGTTTATACTTTTGAAAATGCTAATCCTAATGCTAGTGCTAAATTTAATCTTAACGAAAATTCATTTTTATATGAGTCATATACAGAAGATGAAGATGGTTTAGTAGGAACAGGCGAAATAGGTGTACCAACTAGAATTTATAGACCTATAGAAAAAGTATCTTTTTATGCAAAAAATCATGGTCAATCAACAATAAATGGAGATACTGATCATCATTTTGTTAGGTCCTCTAATTTATTTTTTGGATTTACAAATGATAAACTAAACAATATTACAAAAACAGTAAATGTTGAGGGTTCTGATAATGATTTTAGCGTATTAGATAATTTGTATGATGATAATTGGCAAAATGGTGATAAAACTTGGTGGAGAGCAACAAATATTAATGATAATGTTGCATTAGAGGGTGAATTTACAGAAACTATAGACAAAAATCATGTTGATTTAGGTTATGATGGAAATTTTAATGTGGATTTAATACAAAATAATCGTAATGACACAGGTTTGCATATAAATTCACAAATAAGAAGCACACACCCAGAAAGTGGTGGTGCTTATGCGAGATTGGAACTTGACAAAGATATAGGTGATTATCCTTGTGTAACAAAAATATTATACAATATACAATACACAACACCAAGTAATACTGTTAGCGAAGACAATATGGACGGAGATGGTATAGATTTAGCAAAAAGATTATTTTACCAACCTGTTAGTTTTTGGGTAGAAAGACAATTATTAAACATTACAACAGGTGAAGGTAATAAAGAATTTGATGATATGAACAATATTAACAATAATTGGGATAAAAATCGTGATACAGAAGATTGGATTACTGAATGTCAAGTTCCTAACAATGAACATTCTTTTCATACAAATGAATCAGAAAAAAGATATGAAACTTCTGACACTGATTTAAATGGAATTGCAGGTATTGATTATGATAATATTATTATAGGTTTTGGAACAACAAATGCTTATGATAGTATTCAATGGGGAATGCCTATGATAGGACCTAATACATCATTTATACAAAAAACATTTTCTATTATTGCAAACTTAAACAACATTTATACATTACAAGATTGTTTAATTACTGATATATACAATCAAGATTATTATGCAAGTATTGTAGGTAGAGTTGATGGTACAGGCGAACCTATAGCAAAACCACAATTCATATTAAGAGATGTACTTAAAAACGAATTAAATTATCAAGGTAATATAGAATTGCCTGATGTAGATATAGAAGATAATTGGATTCAAAGTTTTACTTTAAATGAACAAATAGAAGCCAAATCTTTTGTTGAAAATTTATTTAAATCTTCTGTATATATACCTTCATTTAATAGTGAAGGTGAGTTTAAGTTTTTATATATGATTGAAAAAGAAACAGATTTTACACAATATCCTCTTATAAACAATGAAGACATTATAAAGTATTCATTTAGTTTAACAAAATTAGATGATGTTAAAAACCAAGTAAATGTTAAATACAAAAAAGATTATGGGTCAGGAGATTTTTCTAAAGAAACAGGATATGGTATAAAAGATAATAATGGTATTGTTAGAGATACTTTAGATGATGCTACACTAACATTTGAAGGTTCTGAAAGTAATTATGATATTAATTACTATGGCATAAAATCAGAAGATGCTAAATTTGAATTTGAAAGTGAATACATTAGAGATGAATTGACTGCAAGAAAACTACAAAGAAAATTATTAATGTGGCATTGTAATCAACATTTAATTGCTAAAATAGATTTACCTCCAAGTTATATCAACCTTGAAATAGGTGATACAATAAGATTTCAAGAGCTTATAGGTGGAAAACTTGCATTTGGACAAGACTATACACAACAGATTATTAAAAACGGACAACCAATATTTCCTATATTCTTTGTAAATAAAATAACAAAGTCTTTAGATAAAGTAAGTATTGAAGCAGTACAAATACATAGAGGTGAACTTGGTTTTGATGATGAAATGGCTTCTAATTATATCATTACTAATCCTTATGATCAAGATATTTATGAACCAGAAGTTGAAACTGAAAACATACTCAATGTTAATTGGACAACAGGAACTAACTTTGCAACAGAACCATTGACTGCTATTATTGATACTGACATACAAGGTGATATTGAAACAAAATATTGGTTAAGACACGCAGAATTTCCTGCTGGAAGTGTTTTTTTGCAGACAGGATTTTACTCAGACCAAGGAACAACTTATGAAAATGGAAGTTGGGAAATAGGACAATACCAGATACAGATTAATAATATATTTGATGAAACTATAATACAAAATGATGATAATTATGGTGGCACAATAACATTAACTAACGCAATAGAAAATACTTTAGAGTTAGCAGAACAATATTTTGGGTTTACATTTGAAATGCACTTTACTATTCAAATAGACATAGAAAACAATTTAGCAGATACAAAGTATTTAGATTTTAGTTTTATACCTGCTTTAGCACAAGGTGATATAACAGGTGATGAAATAGTAAATATTTTAGATGTTGTTAATATGGTTCTAGCCATAATAGGTGTTGAGGAATTAAGTGAGTTACAAGAAGCAGCAGGAGATGTAAATCAAGATGGCATTTTAAATGTATTAGATGTAGTAAATTTAGTACAATCAATTTTAGGAACTCAATAATGAAATTATCAGAAATCAACGAAAAAAATAAAGTTAAAATATCAAAAGGTAATGCCAATATAATATGTGATGATGGTTCTTGCTCTATAGATTCTAATATAGGTATTATGGGTATAGAAATTAATTACGTTGGAAAAGCAGAAATAACGCCACAATTACCAGAAGGTTGGTTTTTGCAAGGCAATAACAGTAAAATAGTTATATTTACTTTGCAACAAATACCTATAGAAAAAACAGAATTATTTACTTATCAAGGATTAGTAGACATTAAAAGTGTCATTGTAGCAGATTTAGAGGCTAAAAAAGTTCCAACTAATGTTATAAAAGTAAAACCTAAATGGACAAATCAAGATTGGTCAATGGACGTAGAGGGTGTTACTTGGGAAAATTTAAAGGATAAATCTAAAAAAGGTATTATCAATAAAACTAAATTTAATTTACCTGATTATGGATTACCAGAAGTAGACAAAACAAAAACAAATGTAGACAAAACAAAGATTAGAACAAGACGTAGAACAACAACAAGTCGTGTTAGTTCAGGAGGATCAGGAGGATATTAATGGGAAAGCAAGTTAAAACGCCAAGATTTTATGTAGATATGGTAACATTTTTACACGCCACAGGACAATTAGATTGGGATTTGACTAAAGGTGGTGCAGAACTTCTGTATATGAATTGTGCTAACCCTTTTATTAGAGAAGCAAATACAACTAATACAATGTTTTTAATTGGAGGACAAAATAACAATGTTTCAAAAACATCTTTTCCTATTAATTTTTGTGCATTATTAAATCATAATTTAGCAAGTGATGAATTGAAACCAAAAATAAAAGGATATGATACATCTATTTCTAGTGAAGTAAATTTAATAAATACTAATAATTCGTATACACAAATTTTAAATTCTCAAACATCAAATGAAACAATAAGTCCAACATACAATGGAACAAGTATTTTTACTTTTGGTGAATTAAATTCTCTTTGGAATGAATTTAAAGTATTATACAATGATGGATATACTGAAGAATTTAACCATCAACTTGGTTCTTTTGTAGTAGGTAAGTATTTTGATTGTCCTAATTCGCCTGACCTTAATTTAACAATGTCAAGGCGATTTGATGGTATTAAACGTCAAAGAACTGTAGGTGGCAAAACACTTGCCAACATTTACTATGATGGACCAACAGAATGGACTATGAACAATACCGATGGTACTACTTATAAATATCCACCATTTGAATTAAGCCCAACTATAAGCATTGATGATGATACAGATACTATAGAAAGAAATAATAATTTTAATCAAGTTGCAAAAAGTGGTTTAGGTCGTAAAGGACTTAGAAGTTGGAAACTTACGTTTAGTTATATATCTGAAAGTGATATGTGGATTGATCACGAAGTTTCTAATAATATAATATCAGATAGTTTAGATCCTAATGATGATGCGCCAAGTCCAATGCTATCAGATAATAGTTTTAATTTTGTATGGAATTGTACATTAGGTGGTACTCTGCCATTCATATTTCAACCTGACAATAGTGAAGATGGTAGAAACCCAGACAGATTTGCTATATGTAATTTTAGAGAAAATAGTTTAAGTGTACAACAAATAGCATTTAATACTTATAAAGTAAGTATGACTATTGATGAGATTGCTTAGCGTTCGGCAGAACAATACCCATATCTATAACTGCCCATCTTTTTATAGTTTCAAGTAGTTCAGTAAACTCTGGCTTTGATAATTGTTTAGTAGATTCAATATCATACTTTTCTTTTATAACATTGTGCATTTCGTGTTCTGTGTAGCCTAGTTCTTTCGCCAGTATTCTTATAATAACTCTATAATAGGCATTTTGTTGGGGAGAACGCACTTTTTCGGCAGGTTTTATTTCTAAGTGAACATCACCCTCAATTTGACGTAAATAATCCCTAAATCC